CGCAAGATCTGGATATGCATTCCAACCTGGTGACATTATGGAAGTTGTTGGTCTTGTTACAGCAAAAGACTTTGCTGCACCAGTTAAACCTTTCCAACTCGAAGTTGTAGAGACATTCAATGACAAGTTCTCTTCTTGGTCATTCGGTGAAATGGATTATATTGATAGTGTAGTTGGATTCCAAAATGGTACAAGAAAGAGATTCCCACTCTTCTACAGAGGCGAATTGCTTAGTTTTGAATTGGATGTAAATAATCCACTTTCTTCTGCAATTGATTTAGATTCTGTTCTTGTTATATTTGTAAACGGAGTATTACAGACTCCTGGATATGCTTATCAGTTTACTGGTGGAACATCATTCGTATTTACTGAAGCACCTAAATCAAATGATAGAGTTGATATTTTCTTCTACTTAGGTACTGATGGAGTAGATGTCACACAAGTTGAAACCACCGAAACTATTAAAATTGGTGATGAAGTCTTTGTAAGAAAGCATCCCAATTTTAATGAAACGGCAGATCAAATTCGTGAAAGAAGTATCACTGAAATCACTGGATCAGATATCTTTGAGACAGATATTTACAGTGGTCCAGGTGTTAATGATACCATCTTCAGACCATTTGATTGGATCAAACAGAAAAAGGACAAATTTGTTAAAGGTGATCTTATTAGTAAAGTAAGACCAATTTTAGAAACTAAAGTATTCCCAACAGCAAGAATCATTGGCGATGTTTCATCCACATCTTCTGATATTTTTGTTGATAATGCACAATTCTTTGATTATGACGAAATAATTCTCGACTTAAGTCAAAATACATTTACATTTGATGCATTTATGATGGATTCTATTGAACCAGTCTCTGCCGCATTTACTTCTATAGTTTCGGTTGCTGGAACTGTTTCTAATGTATCAATCGCAAATGCTGGTGTAGGATATACAGTTACTTCTGCAGATATTAAATTCTCTGCTCCAAAAGAAATTGGTGTTGGAATTGGAACCACTGCAACTGGAACTGCCACTATAACCAATGGTCAAGTTACTGCTATTTCAATTACAAATTCTGGATTTGGATATACAAATACAAATCCACCACAGATAATTATTGAAACACCAAGAGTAGCATCAGAGAATGTTTCTAATGTTAGCAATGTTCAAGGATTTAGTGGAATTATTACTGGAATCAGCACTTCTGTTGGTACAGGTGGTCATCCATTAGCACTTAAGTTTAACTTCCGTGCAATGAAAGATTATGGTGTTGATGGAGAAGCAGAAGTTGCTTCTGATGCTTTAGATTTACAGATCGGTTATCCTGTAATGATTTATAACACAACAGTTGGAAATGGAGTAACCTCGGTAAATAGTAGCGATAGTGCGGTTGTTGGTATTGGTACTACATTCTTAGACAATGTTTATATTGTAAATAATATTACAAGTCTTGCTTCAAACGCAGAAATTACTTGTAACGTCCATTCCAACAGTCCAATTATTGGAATTTTGGAAAATGGAAACTTTGATGATAATAATGCAGGATTGACAACTTCTCTCGGAACTTTATCTTGGGGAAGAATATTTAATTATGATAATAGAAATGGTATTGCAATCGGAGTCACTGGACTAACAGTCGATTCAGATTTGTCAACATTCCCAACTATTCAGAGAAGAGGAAACTTTGGTGAAGGTAAAACTGGAGCAATTCGTTCCACAAAACCACGCGCCGATGGTGTAAGTATTCAATCAGATAATATTCTGAATTTCTATATTCAATAATCTACTATAAATATATAAAAAAAGATAACGATGTCAGCAATTGTTACTGATCAATTTAGAATTCTGAATGCCAGCAATTTTGTTGAGTCAGTAGAAAATTCTTCTAACTCATATTACATTACTGTAGGTTTACCAAATCCAACTATTGTTGGGTATGGTAGAACTGTTGCTTGGAATACCAACCCACCTTCCCCCATTGATAACCTTGCATACAACAGTCATGCTGGTGATGTTATTCTTTATGGGAAAAAAATTAGTTCTGCTAACGTAAGGAGACTTGTTAGAAGAATTGATTGGGTTTCTGGTAGTAAATATGAAATCTATCGTGATGACTATAGCATCACAAATCCTGCTCCTTTATCAAATGCATCTAGATTGTATGATGCAAATTACTATGTAATTAACAGTGATTTCAGGGTTTATATTTGTATTGAAAATGGTTCTAGTGGAGATAATCCAAAAGGTAATGTATCTCAGGATGAACCAACCTTTACAGATTTAGAACCATCTAGAGCAGGTGATAGTGGTGATGGATATATCTGGAAGTATTTGTTTACTATTAGTCCAAGTGACATTATTAAGTTCGATTCAACGGAATATATTACAGTACCAAATGAGTGGTCAACTAGCACTGACGCACAAATAAGATCTATTAGAGAAGCTGCAAACTCTGACATAAATGAGAATCAGATAAAAACGGTTTTCATTCAAAATTCTGGTTCTAACTATGCAAATGGTTTAGGGCAAGAAATGAGCATTATTGGTGATGGTACTGGTGGTAAGGTAAGAGTTGATGTTGAAGGTGGTAAAATTACAAATACTGTCGTAACTTCTGGTGGAAAAGATTATAGTTATGCTCTGGTTGATTTAGGATCAATCAATTCTAATACTACTGGTACTAACGCACATTTAATTCCTGTGATTCCTCCAGCAAAGGGTCATGGATTTGATGTTTACACTGAGTTAGGAACTGATAAAGTTCTTGTATATGCAAGATTTGATGACTCAACAAAAGATTTTCCAATTGATACAAGTTTTGCTCAGGTAGGTATTGTAAAAAATCCAACCAAATCTGGAACTAATGATACTTATCAAGAAAATACATTCTCTGGATTAAATTCATTTAAATTCCTTTCAATCACAGGAACACCAAAAATTGGTGAAAAAATTGAACAAAACTTATTAACCGGAGGAAAGGCGCTCGGATATGTTGCTTCATATGATAGTGAAACTAAAGTTTTGAAGTATTTTAGAGACAGATCTCTCTACTATAATGCAACAACTCTTAATCAGCAAGATTATACTGGAATATCAACAAGTGGAAGAGCATACAATTTTGAATCATCCGCAAGTGTAGTTACTGGAAAGGTATCTAATTTTTCAGCATCAATTGACACTGCTTTTGCAGGAATTACAACTAATCCAACCGGAACAAAGTTAATTAATCTTGGCGTTGACTTCACAAGTGGGATGGCATCTCCTGAAATAAATAAAGGGTCAGGACAATTAATTTATCTTGACAATAGGGCTAGCATTGCTAGAAACGCACGCCAAAAAGAAGACCTCAAAATTATACTGGAATTTTAAAAAATGCCACAAAAGACGAATTTAAACGTAAGCCCTTATTATGATGACTTTGATAAGGCAGATAATTTTTATAAGGTTCTGTTCAAGCCTGGGTATCCCGTTCAGGCTAGAGAGTTAACAGGTCTTCAATCTATTCTGCAGAATCAGATAGAATCCTTTGGTAGTCACATCTTCAAAGAAGGTTCTATGGTGATTCCTGGAGGAATCTCCTGTGATAATGCATTTACTACAATAAAGGTAAATAAAGATCACTTAGGATTAGATGTCACAATATATTTGGATGCTATTGTAAATGCAAACAATGGCAGAGGTACGAAGGTAAAGGGGCAAAATTCTGAAATTATTGGAACTATTAAAGGATATCTTTTACCACCAGAAGAGGGTGTTGAAGAGATTACTTTATTTGTCAAGTATCAAGACGGTGCTGCTGACGGAACTAGTGTCGAATTTGAAGATGGTGAGATATTAGAACTTGAAGAAAATGTAACCTATGGTAATACAACATTAGTAATTGGTGATACTGTCTTCACGTTAAACTCCGTAGAAGCAAGTAAAACTGGATATGCTGTAGGTGTTGCGGAAGGTGTATATTTTATTAGAGGAACATTTGTTGATGTTCAAAAGTCTCAAATTATTCTTGATCCCTATGATAATGAACCATCATTTAGAGTTGGATTTGATATTATTGAGGAAATCATAAACTCAGATCAAGATCCAAGTATAAACGATAATGCAAAAGGTTTTACAAACTATGCTGCACCTGGAGCAGATAGACTTAAAATTCAACTTAGATTAACTAAGAAACAACTTACTGATTATGATGATACCACTTTTGTTGAGTTGGTAAAAATTGATGAAGGT